ATTTTTTCATTGCAGAGGATATAGTCACCTTCGCGCACCCAATCTAGTCGCCCGTTCTCTTGTGCGTTGTCTGCTTTGAGAACACGAACCCAAGTAGAGGGGATAAGAAAACGATAACTATAGCCGAAATCAGGAGCGATAGCGTCAGGATTAAGAATAGCCCGGCCAGAAGCAAACGTCCAAGCCCTGTCCTCAAGCACTTTATCACGTACCGCATCATAAGCCGCCTTACAGATTATAGCTTCTGTCTGGTCGTCATCCATGGAAAGAATAAGGTTAGCCCCAAGCAGGGCTAACGCTTTGTTACATACCGCTGTAGGGCTACTCATGCTTCACCTATGGGTTGTTTGTTGGCTTAATAGTGACGCTTAGCGCCCTATCGTGTATGTCCAGCGTGTCAGCGGGGTCATCAATACTACGAATGCCAATAGTATATGACGTAGACGAGGGTGTGGAAAGTTCAAGGCCAAAGGCTGTGACATTTACGGGCTTGTTGTTGCCTCTTGCAGTTATCTCCCCTATTGCCCCCGAAGGTGTACCGTCTTCCAGTACCGCTATTTCAAAACGTTTATTGTTAGCGCCTACCAGATTTACCAAGGCGCTTGAGGCGTAGGTATATCCAGCGGTAGGTGATGTGACTATTTGGTTGTTGGCCAAATCCACGTTTAAGAACTGAGCGTCACCGCCCACTGAGTCATCACATGGAATGACTGTCCATGTAGTATCATTTATTGCAAGGCCAATTACGTCCAGTGAGGAACCAATAATGGCTTCGTCATCTATGGAACTGTCTATTGAATCAATCAATATTGGGCGTAGTACATCAGCCGTGATAAGCCCTGCACCGTTTGGAATTATTGCTGCATTTATGTCAGCACGTACATCATCTAAGAATCTGCGACTCATGAGAACCCACCACTAAAGTCAGAATTGAATGATGCAGTGCTAGGGGGCTTTGGGACAAGATTTCCCCCACTGCACCAAAAGTCTGTTTCTGCATCATTGATATGTTTGTTAGGTGCGCCATAACCATTCGTGGTAAGCCACTCATGCCAAGCGTCGTTGATGTGGAAGGGGGCTACTGCTCCCTGAACCACTAGCATCTCATGCCAAGCATCGTTTATCTGGGGGCTGGTAGCACCATTAGCCTGTAACCACAAAAGGAGCAAGTCATTAGTATGACCTGCCCCGTGTTGCGTTACGAGTGCCGTATGTTTGCAATCGTTTAACTGTGACATACGTTACCCCTACGTGTACACTAGGAAGGTTTCACGCGCCTTTTCAAACACGCGCTTAGCCACGCTGTCTAGGTACACTGTAGAGCCTAGCTGTACTATCCAGCCCGCATCAATAGGAAGTGCAACGGATACAGAGTCTACAGGTGCGAGTGCCCACCAATCGCTTAATGGTACGACTTGAACGGTTACTGTGCCGTCACGCTCCATGCTTACCATTAAGTGCGTGTTGCCAGCGTAGTCACCCGCTTGAATATCATTTAGTACGTTATGGTCACGAACATAGTCAATCACATCGTAATAGCGTGACTTAAGGGCTACCTGATTGAAAGCTGCTGTAGTGTCCTTGACCATGAAGCCAAACTGCACACCCTCAATGGTAGGTAATGGAGTTCCATTAGCTGCCGTTGCTGTGGTCATTTGGTGTTTGGATTCGTTGAATCGGGCGTTTACTGAAAAGTTACTCATTGGTGTTCTCCGCTTACTGTATAACGAAATAAACGGGCCGAAGCCCGTTTAAGTTTTAAAGCATATCGCTTTCGGTGGCATCTTTCTGGGCCTTACCTTGACCCGCCGGGTCAGCCTTTTTCTTCTTTGGGTTGAGGTGTGCCTCAACTCCGCTTGTTTTTATTCCCAGAATCTTGCTGATTGTAGGAGCTTTCTTCCCACTCGCTGCAAGCTTGTGGATTTTAACTACATCCGATTTATTTGGAAAAGCTTTAAGAGGCATAGTATCTGCTCCGTTAGTTTAAAAAGCGAGGGCCGAAGCCCCCGAAGAGTTCACCACCACGATGAATTTAAAGCGTGTCGGCTACGTGTACCTGAACAATATGCTCATCTTCAACACGAACCGCGCCGAAGGTAGAAGCAGCGTAGATCAACCATGCGAATGATTGAGTCTGATCTTCTACAATACGTGCCCAAATATCTTTGTTAACCTGTAGGCCAAGTGCACGCTTAGTCATGGCGAAACAGGTAAGCTCATCAGCAAGAGGGATAAGTAATCGAGTTGATGGAATCCAAGTGTAACCCATCCAGAAACTAACTTTACCCTGCTCAAGTGCTTTCAGGTGTACGTAGTCAGCGCTTGTAACTTCAGTCAACTGAAGTAACTTGCGAATCTGTTTAGGCCCAACAACAAAGCACTTGGCTTCATCTTCATCAATATCATTATCAAGGAACTTTTCAGTAACCTCGGTAACCATGTCGAAGGAGATAGGAGCCGTACCGTCACCTACAGTCTGCGCTGCGGGGAACGGAACTGCTACGCCGTCGCCGTCTAGTGCATCACCTGTAGCCGCTGCAATAATCTCATCATCATATGCCCGCTTCATAGCCATGCCCTGAGACATTGACATATTGCTGTTAGGGTCAACGATCATTTGAACAACGTCTTCCTGCTCTGTGTAGTTTGAGATGTGCTTAGTCTGTGCAACCGATACTCTACGGCTGTAATCTTGAGTACCTTCAGCATCCACAGTAGCAGTACGACCAGTCTTAGTCACTGCTTCCGCATCGTTCAAGCGTTCCCAATTATGGTTTTCACCACCAGAAGGGCGCTCCATAACAAACGGACGTAGACGTGATTCAGATTGCTGTGCTAGTTGACGTAGGATTCTTTCATAGGTCTGTACATAGACCGCTTCAATTGTATTAGCCATTTTAGGTTCTCCTAGTTGGCTGATTAAAAAGGGTTCAGCGCCTAAGAGTTTTCTATCATATTTCAGATAGGCCCATACTGGCTAAGAGTTACCTACTCTTGAAGGGAGTTTGAGACACTTGACCCGCCGGGTCAAGTGCTGTCTCATTAATGTTTGCATTATAGTACAATGTGTGGTAGTTGTCTACTTCTTTCCCCCCGCCATCTTGACTAGCTCTACCATACGCTTCTTGGCTTCTGCGTTGCCGGGGTCTCCCGCTTTCCAGAATGGATGCTCTTTGTTACCCATCATCTCCGCTATGCGTGACTCAGCCTCAGAGGGTGTGAGGTATCCGGCGGGTGTGTTCTCTTGCTGCACTAGCTGAGAGCCTTCTCCACCAATGGCTTTTACTAGACCGTCAGCCCATGATAGGAAGTCAGCCCCTACGTTCAAGTCACTGACCGCCGATAGTAGTGTATCAGGCGCACCGGAATTCTTTAATAAGACATTGATGGCTGCAAGCTTATCGTTTTTAGCCGCACCCCACTCGTAGAACACCTTATCTTGTTCTGCCTTAAGGTCTGCCTTGGCCTTTTCATACCCTTCCGTAGAAGCTCCTGAGAGCGTTTCTGAGAGGCTTTTGAATTGGGTAAGAGTAAGGCCTGCCTTTAGCGCTAAGTCCCCGGAGAGAGGAGCTGAGGTGGGGTCTATACCTTCTGGCAGAGCGTACCCTGTGGCCTCGGCTGGAACACCTGCTTTAGCCCAGAAAGCCGCCGTAGCTTCGGCGTCATCTGGGTTTGGCATGGCGGTCAGACCCGGCACCTTGTCTATCATCTTAGTGTAGAACGCTTGCATGTCCTCTGGCTTAGCGTCAGCACTAGGAATACGGACGCTCTGGCCAAGGTGAGCGTTTAAGTCTATGTGTGACTTGGCGAACGCATTAAGGTCAGTGAAGTCCTTGAACGCTGGTGCATTCTTGTAATCATCTGACAGACCATCACGCCATGAGGTTTGACCACCTCCTCCGCCCTGTCCGTCCCCGCCTGCTTCTTCTAGGTACTGCTTGCCATATTTATGCATCTTCATTATCCTCAGTGGTGGTTTCTGCCATTAGTCGAATGTGTCTTACACACTCTCTCATGCCATTATTAAAAAGTGTTGACCCTGAATCATTACGAACAAAAAGTTCTACATCGTAGAACCTCTCATTCAAGTCCTCCAAGACTACTTTACCTTCAGCGGTCTCGAAGAGATTTTTATACGCCCTTTGTAGGGTCTTCTGTTTTTGTTTTATCTGCTCTACACTTGGTCGCTTATTCATTATGGTGGTGCCCTCTTATGGTTGTTCGCCTTCTAAGGCTTGTCTACCCTCTCCCTGACTCTTCATTGCCTCCCCTTCCATGGCTGCAAGTTCGGCTTTCTGTGCGGCTGCTTGTGCTTCCTCCCTGTCCTTACGCAACTGTTTAACTTCATCTCTGCTTCTTACGTTGTTGGCTGGTACGCCCATCTTAGTAGCCATGTCCCTGCCTGCTTCGTCAACGTCCGGTAAGTCTCGGAACTCTGGGTATATCTCGGACAGTTGAGCCAAGGAACCTAACCAACGCTCTGTAGCTGATACACTGTCCATTTTCTGTGCGCGACTCAGAGGCCCGGTGTATTCAATATCTACCTCACCACCCGCCTTAACCTTCTCTGGCATCTCTGGTAGTCGGCCTGCCCTTAATAGGATGTTAAAGGTTCGACTGATAGTAGGACTGAGTATGTCGTTTTGGATTCTACCAAGGGTCGGGCCAAGTAGTCTGTTCATCAGCTCATAACGTATACTGGCTTCTGTAGCTGTCATGGCTGGGGAGTCTTTCAGTTCAAGCTGATCAGTACGGAAGATAGCCCGGACTTGTGCCTTTAGTTTCTCCACTTCAATGTTTGACACATCGAACCGTGCGCGAGACTCGAATGGTTGCATAGAATTTTCAAGACTACGCACGACGGTCACGCCCCCGGGTGTTATGTCAGGGTCAGAAATAAGGCCACGCTCTGTCACCATGATTGCCGGGTCAATCGCCTTCTCTGCTGCATTAAGAACTAACTCAGTGTAGGTGTTGATGGTGATAACTGTGTTGATTGCCAAGTTACCCGGCCCATATCCCCAGATTGAGCCGCTTGTCTTTCTCCAACGACCAACGTATCCGGGCATTTCGTAGTAGCCGCCATCTTCTCCCAAGGTGACTTGGCCATTCTTTAGTACGTATTTCCACCCAAACGGGCGTAACTCTTTGGCTACCTTGGTGCCCAGCGCTGGCTTATCCTTGAGGTTGCGGTCATACACACAGAAGATAACATCAATCTTGTTATCGCCTTGGTTGGCCTTCTTGGATTTTTCTACAATGTGGTCAGGTACATTCTCTTCCCCGAACTTGTCAACAATCTTCAAGGCTGTCCACTGTAGACGACGGTAAAAATTCTTAACCTGTCCTTTGTGGTTCTCATCGAAGTAGACTTCTCTGAGCGGAACGGCGGCGAAGTCAATGCCCTCCCACACTTCGGTGTTGGTTTCTTCCTGTACAAGACAGGTGTTACCAAATCCTACCAAGTCAAGATAGCTCTCGCTTATCTCTATGTTGAAGTTGGAATCTTGGATGGCGTAGTACACCTCATCAGCGCACTTCTCTAACCACTCCATGCTCTCGTTGTCGCTGTTCAGCTCATCACTTCTGAACCTCATCCCGAACCACTGTAGGGCTGGTGAGGTCAGCGCCCCATGGATGGCACTGGCCAGAGTGTCAGCACCCGTTATGGCAGTGTCATCGAAAATCTCTGGACGGTCGAAGTCTATTTCCGCTTCCGACTGCTGCTCATTAAAGAACTTGCCGCCTCTAATGGGGGCAATGTATTGCTCAATTTTATCCCAGCTATCTTCGATCGTGCTTTTGCGTAACGCCATAAGGGCGTCAAGTCTCTGTACAATTTTAGCGTTTTCCACGGATCTTACTCCTTCCTCTGGTTACTGTAGGTTTTTTGACTTTACGCCCGTTCGCTTCTTGACTGCCCTGAGGCGTTACTACCTTATGGTCTTCTCCCGCTCCAAGAAATAGGTATTGTCCCGCTTCTGCCGGGTGCGAATACCTGTTCTTGTCGGGTACATCGTGAAACCTTTCATCACCTGACACTTGGATGCGCTTGTACTTGTAGCCTCCCGCCATTGCCTTACGGAACTGAGGCGCGCCCTCACTTGATACAATAAGTGCAGGCTCCCCGGACATGGTAAGAGTGCTAAGTAGCATTGATACCGTTTCTGTCCGTATTGTAAAGTCATTCGTAAGTGCAGGGTCACAGTCAATATCATTAGCAGCAAGAATTTCAAATGGCGTGGTCTCATCTGTTTGTGCTCTCTGTACACCCGCCGGGTCGCCAGTGATGGCGGCGAACACGGCTTTAGGGTAGTTAAGCTGAAAGTGACGGTGAAGCTCTTTTGAGAACCTTGCTGCTCCCATGTTCTCTGTCACCACTTCTGAGAGTACCCGGTACTGCCCATTGATCCGCTGAGCAACGATTGCGGCAGGGGTCAGGCCGAAATCAATACCAACGAATAATGGGTAGCCGGGTACATAGGGTATAAGACCAGTCACAGTATGCAACTCGTCCTTATATTCTGGGTAAACTGGCTTGCCATCTTTAACAAACCCGTACTTACCATGAACGTATACGTCAATCCATGGCTTAGAGTGTCCCACTTGGAGATTAGTATAGTACCCGTCGGGTAGATTCTCTACGTTCTCTGCTTCTGGGGACAGGCCTGAAGGCTGTTTGAAGTAATCCCATGTATCTGGTTTGGATTCTTCAAAGATCGTGTACCACCAATGGTCTGTATCCATCATGTTCGTGTCCATGATGACACCGAACCATGTTGGCCCACCATGACGCTTGCTAGGGTATCGACCTACCCGGCCTTGTAGCATATCAAGGATGCTCTTGGGAATCTCCCGGGCTTCATTTATCCACGCGCCTGTTAGCTCTAGTGAGAGTAGCTTCTTCACATCGTCCGGGCGGTCTAGTGCACGAAACATAACCTCAGCATAGCAGCCATTAAAGCTGAGTATGTAGGTAAACTCAGCCACCTTAAGGCGTCCCATGCTTGGATGTATCCAGTCCTCGAAGGTGTTCATGGTGGTATCGCGTAGCTCAGCATAGGTGTTACGGATAACAGCCCAACGGCTACGGCGTATGCCATCAACCGGGTCTGGTGCCTGTTCTTGGCTACGGCGTATAATTTCTATTACGCACGCTACAGACTTGCCTGAGTTACCTGTTATGAATATTCTACCATTGTGCCTAGCAATGAAAAAGCTAGTATTCGTAACAAAACAGTACATCTTCCCGTCTTCCGCAGGGACTCTTTCGATGGTAGTGTGGTCACTACTTATTTTTACTTTATTCTTTACGCTGTTTGTGTGGGCTATATGTACTGTGTACCTCGGAGAGTGGTTTGGACGTATATCATTGAACGTATTAATCGTGGCTCTTCTACCACAGGCATGGGCCATGGTTTGTATTATTTCTGCATCCTGCCTGTGCTTGGAGATAAACCGACACTCCGACCCTTCAAACAGTCCATCCCAGTGCTGAATTTCATCCAGTATAACTTCCATTGTTTCAGTGCCGAGAGAAAGCCACTCCCATTGAAACACCTTATTTACCCGGTAGGGCATGTAAAAAGTGAAGGTCTGCTCCGTGGGTCTGTTCGGGTTTATGGGTTGTTCTTTCCACTCCATACCCGCAGCGGTTAATAGACTTCTAATCCGCTCTTTTTTCCGTTCCTTCCTTACACACACCCTTACGAAATTCTGTGCTGCACCCTTCGGCTGGTTTCCGTCTGCCTTAACCATTACATCGAGTCGTAAGAGGTCTATGTCTAATGGGGTATCAGAGGTATGTGCCAGCGTGAAGTGTACGGGTATCGTTCTTATAGATGGGCCGTTCGCCACCTCTAATGCAGACTTAACCTTAAATTCACCCTTCCAGTCGTAGTGAGGGACTCTGTGGGCCTCAGACAACACCATAGACAGGGAGTGGGTATTGTGAAAGTGTATGAACTCCTCACAAGGGTTCACTATGTAGTCAAGGGGCTTAGTAAATCGGGCCTCCCGAGTCTTGTGATTCCACTCGCACACCTTCATGCCCGTCGCGTAGGAGTCCATGCGCACCCAACCTTGTGGCGTTAGGAACTCGGTGTCTGCGGAGAGAGGGCCAATCGGCCCTGCTAAGCCCCGTACAAAGGCGTCACTGTTATGAAACGCAGCCGTTACGGGGTAGGCCTGATAGTCAAGGTTCTGTACTGCATCACTTTGAGGTATGTACTCGCCTTGGAATGGGTCTGCTTGACCCGCCGGGTCAATCACTTGGTGTCCGTGGTGGTGGTGGTTGTGAGACCTACAGGCGTCTTAGCGGTGAAGTTAAAGTTCAACGCTACGCTCGTACCATTACCCTCGCCGTCTGTAATCGCTTGTACCGCCAAGTCAGGTACAGACTTCTTGAGTAGAATCTCTATGGACTTACGCTGCCCGGCTGTCAGGGTCTTACCCTCTTTGCCAAGTGCGTCATCCTGTAGACGCTTAAGTAGAGAGCGGGTTCTTATCTGCTTTCTAGCTCGTTCCGTTATTCTGAGAAGATTAGTAGCCATTGGTTCCACCATTATATGTATGAGTAGTAGCTTGTGGGGGTTTGCTGATTGTGGTGAGTATAGTTCGCGGGGGCGTATAAGTCAATAGTGGCTTG